ATATGATATAATTATATATAATTAGGAGGTCTAAATTATGAGTGAAAGAGAATTAGATTCAAGTGTTAATGAATATGAAGAACAATATAAATCTAATAATTATATAAAACAGTTACAATGGGATATGGCTATTGGACTTCAAGAAGTTGATAATTTAAAACCTTCTAAATACTTAGAAAAATTATTAGAGGAAGAAGTAGAAGGTAATTTAACAATAGAAGAAGTAGAAAAAGAATTAAAAGAATATTACATTGAAAAAGAAAATAAAAATGAAATAAATCATAATGAATTAGAATGTGATTTTGTATCTACTAGAATAGTTGAATTATTAAATAAAGATAATTTCGATTTATCAGTTGATTATTTAAAATACGTTCATAAATTTTTATTTCAAGACGTTTATGAATTTGCAGGTGAATTTAGAAAAATAGACTTCTCTAAACATGAAAAAATACTTAATAATGATTCAGTAGCATACGGAGATTGTACTACTTTAACAGCATCATTAGAATATGATATATCGAAAGAATTAGAAAAAAACTATAAAGAAATGAATATAGTAGAGGTTATTAATAACATAACTAAATTTTCTTCTAGTATATGGCAAGTACATCCTTTTAGAGAACCTAATGGCATTAGGTACTTTTTTTATTTATAAGTAATTACGAGCTTTCGCTCGTTTTTAACAAAAACGATATGATCTATTAAAGAATGAGTAACTATGGCTTTGTCATCATCACTAATAGTAGGATCTGTGAGTATTCCATAGGCATCTTTACATCTCTTAAAAACATCTTCTCTTTTTTCAATTTCACTTTTACTTTTGCCTTTTTTAGCAATTTCTTTTAAAATCAACTGCTTATCATTATTTAATCTTTCTTTGTTTTCCTTATATTCTTCTAAAGAATCAATTCCATTTTCATAAGCTAATTTAACTCTTTTCTCTTTTATTTCAATTTGACTTAATTGATTTTGCAATATTGCCACCTCATCAGTATTGTCAAAACTTTTTCTACTTATTTCTATATTTATTGGTTTGTCTTTAAAATTAATTTTTAATTGTTCTAATATGGCTTCTTCTACAGATTTAACTGTAATTGAGTGACTAATAGTGCATCTAGCATGGGTATATCCAGTACATTGAAATGCTTTCCCATTTTTTACGAGCATTTCGCCGCAATTATCGCATCTTATTAATCCTCGTAACCAATGTTCATGTTTTACTTGATGCTTTCTATGACCATATACTTCATTCATGGTTTTTAATTTTTCTTGTGCCTTTTCCCATACCTCATCGGTAATAATATGTTCGTGAGTTGATTTTTTTACAATAGTGTCAGGGTTGTTAAAATCCCTTTGCATTCCATCTTCGGTCCATCTAATATATCCAATATATATGGGGTTATTTAAAATCCATAATACAGCACGATCACTAAACTTTCCATTTCTTTTAGTTTTAATTCCTAATGAGTTTAACCATATTGTTATATTTCTTAATGATTCGCCATTAATAAACTTATCAAATATTTTTATAACTATATCCGCCTCATCTTTTTTTACTATTAATTCTCTTATGATTTTATCTCTGTTTTTTTCTTTTCTTATCTCTTTAATAACTTTTTCATAACCAAATGGAGCAGGAGCACTGGATTCGCCGCGATCGGCTTTCTTTCGTTGTCCTTTTTTTACTTCATCACTTAAATTCATGCTGTAGTATTCGCCCCATGTTTCAAGTTGGCTTTCCATCATCATTGCAAGTTTTTTATCTTCTGGTAGTTGTTCTTTTACTGCAATTATATCTATTCCTAATTTTTTTCTTAATTTAGATTTATACACGATACTATCTTCACGATTACGAGCAAATCTATCATATTTATGAACTAGTATTAAATCAAAAGGTTTTTCTTTTTCTTCCGCCTTTAACATCATCATTTGAAATTTAGGTCTCTTATCTGCTCGGGTACCAGAAAGCCCAGGTTCAATATAAATATTTTCTTTTGGTAGCATTATATTTTCTTTGATACAATATTTTATTATATCCTCTAACTGTGCCTCTGGACTATATTCTGTTTGCATATCAGTACTTACTCTTAAATAAGCTGCTGCTATTCTAATTTTGCATGTGCTATCAAGAGTATTGATGTGTTGTATTAATTCTTTGTATATAGGCAGATTCTTTAATAAATCATCTACTGTAATATTTTCATAATTATTGTTCATTTTATTACTCTCCTTATTGCGAATATTCGTTAAATTTGCTATAATGAGAGTACAGAAAAAGAATTGCTGTGGTAGGTAATTTTATTTTCTGTACTCGGTCCTATTGTTGCTGCAATAGGTCCTTTTTTATTTATATAAGATCATAGTATTAAATCCCTCTTGATTTCCCATGATTCCTTGTCCTACTAACGAGTTGAATTTAACATCTACTATCTCATATCCATCATTCTGTAATCCATCTAAAATAACATTTAATTGGGTTGTATATTTATCTTCACATCCAAATACTTGGTTGCCTAGTTTACTAAAACTGTTAATCATTAATATATGGACATTTCCATTTTTTTCTTTTAAATATTTTTTAGTTTCCTCATATACAGAATTAGCCGTATTGGTTTGATTTGTAGTAAATAATCCCATGATCACACCTCCTAAATTATGATAAATATATGTTTTAATTGCCAAAATTTACATTTCGATCCTCAAAACATACATTTGGGGATATTTTTATAATTTTTCTTGTAATGATTGGTATAATAATACATTAAAACTTATAATAGGACCCCGAAAGGGGGAATTGTTAATGTATTTAAAGAAATTATACAAAAAGCTTAATCGAAAAAAGGTCAACATTGAATATTATATTATTTTTATAGAATATTTCTTTTAAGAGATATTCTTTATTTATCTTTCATAATAAAATTTTTATTAATTTTTGCAAATTCTATAAGTTTATTAAAATTTTCTTCTGTTAATTCTTCGTTATCATCCAATAAACCTTTTCTTTTAAGAACATCTTTTAGCAATTTCATTTCCTCTTCTTTAGATAATTTTATTTCTTTTCTTTCTTGTGTTTTTAAGTCACTACCAATAAGTTCAGGTAATTTCACAAAAAGGGTTTCTTCTAAAATTACTAAATTATCTATACTTGGTGAATTTTCGCCAGCTTCCCATCTCGCAATCGATGCTTGAGTAATTGGCTTTATCTTTTTGTCATCAGGTAAATCTCTATTATATATTTCACATACTCTAGTAGTTTGTCTTGCTAATTCACTTTGGGACCATCCCCTAATTTCTCTTAAATACTTTAAATTTTTAGCAAAATAATTATTCATAGATTACCTCCAATCTATACATATTATAATATTTATTTTACACAAAAACAAGTTTTTTATGAAAATATGTATAATTTATATTGACTTATGAAAATTTGTATAGTATGATTGGATCGTAGGAGGTGATACGATGAGAGACAAAATAGAATATCTAAAAGGTAATATTGCTAAAGAATTAAGAAAGTTAAGAGCAGAATCTGGTCAATCTCAAACAGAAGTAGTCATTGGAATCAATGAGAAAAACAAAGATAAAGTAATAAATATAGGAACTTTGGTTAGATATGAAAAAGGATCTGTTACTCAAAATCTTGATAAACTTGTAATTATTTTAGATTATTACAATTTAGATATATATTATTTTTTTAAACTTATCTATGAAAATATGTATAGAAATGATTCGGAAAATTAGGAGGGTGTCGATGCAAGATCATAAAAATGGTCAAGGATTAAAAAACATTCATGAAGATAACACCCTAAAAGATCAAAAGAGAAAAAAACTCATCGTTGAAGTTTCAAATCCTAAAACTGATGAGGAATACAAAAAGATGATAGATCAAGTAAATAACAATTTTAAATTACTTTATTCATCTAAAAATTAAAGAAAGAGGCGAACTTATTATGAAAAAGAAAAAAATTAGAATTAAATGGAAAAATGTAGCATTAATAATAATCTTACTATTATGTGCAGCATTGATTATACATGATTTTTATATGATTGCTATACAACCTTGGATCATTGGAAGATCAGCTCAATGGACTTGGTTCGGATTCGGAACATTTATTCTAGCATTTATTATTGGAGGTGCAATCATTGATTATTTTAACGATGAAATCAATAAGAAATAAAAAAAGATTTATAAGTCAAACATCAACTCATAAATCGAATTGTAAATCTACCATAAATTTACTCCTTAATTATAACATTTTAAGGTAGTAATTGTCAAATGGGTAATTAAGGAGGCGATGCAAAATTAAAAAATTGAAGAACTATTTTTCACACGACTTTAATGCGAGAAATGATATTAAACTAAAAAAAGTCAATATGGATCTCGGAATGAGTGGCATCGGCCTTTACTGGTGCATAGTAGAATGTCTTTATGAAAATAATGGATATTTAGATTTAGATCAGATTAATTTATTAGCTTATGAATTACGAGTCGAAAAAAAATTAATTGAAGATATAATTGATAACTATGATCTCTTTAAAAAGAATAAAAAAAGTTTCTATTCAAAAAGTGTTCTGCAGCGATTAGAAAAAATTAACGAAATTTCAAGGAAAAACAAAGAAAATGCCAATAAAAGATGGGCTAATAAAAAACAAGAACGACCGAAAAACGATAGCAATGCGACCGCATTACAATCGGAATACAAAGAAAAAGAAAATAAAAGAAAAGAAAATAAAAAGAAAATAAAAGAAAATATTCTTATAACTACTACTAACTTATTTGAATATATAGAGAGTAATTTTGGTCGACCCCTATCACCGCTAGAGTATGAAAAAGCGAATCATTGGTTGTCGTTATATGATCAAGAAATAATCGAATATGCAGTTAAAATTGCTGTTATGAATGGAAAAAGAACATTTAACTATGTTGAGGGTATCTTAAATAACTGGAAAGGTAAGGATCTAAAATCGATTAAGGATATCACAGAAGATAATTTGCGAATATTGGCCTTAAAACATAGAGATGAACCAAAAGAAAAAATTGAGATATTTGATTATGACTGGTTGAATGATCCTGATATTAGAAACGAGGAGGGCGATGATGAGTAAATTAAAAGATAATATTGATTTATTTAAATTAAACAAATTACAACTCATTAAAAAAATAAATTCATTGGAACTTCGTGTAGAAGAACTGGAAGATACTATCAAAGATGAATTGTATAAAACATTTATGGGTAAATTACAAGAACCCCAAGAACTTAATAGGTATAAAAAAGAAAATACCAATTTAAGAAAAAAAATTAAAATTTTAAAAAATTTGCTAAAAGGCGAAAAATAACACCTACCACAGTAATTAAAAATAAATTTAGAGAGAGAGGAAAATAAAATGAAAATAGGAAATGTTGTTATTAACAAAGTTGAAAACGAGGGAAAGGTAAAAGCATATGTTACATTTGTAATCAATGATAATTTTGCAATACATGATGCAAGAATCATTGAGGGTAACAATGGTTTATTTGTAGCGATGCCAAGTAGAAAAACTACTAATGGTTTTAAGGATGTATGCCATCCAATTACACAAGATTTAAGACAAGAAATTGATCGTATTATTCTTGAAGAATATAACAAATAAAAGCTACTTACTATTCCATCGTTTATTGTATGGAATAGTAGGCAGGCACCTACTATTTTTTAAGGAGGTAAAACATGGATAAAGGTGTAATGCTATCAATACATCCTGAATGGTTAGAAATGATTTTTAATGAAGAAAAAGGACTAGAATTTAGAAAAAAGATTATTTCAACTATTAAACCAGAAACAAAAATATATTTTTATGAAACTAAAAAGAAAAATGGAACTGGTAAAGTTGTGGGCGATGCAATTATTACAAAAGTAGATATGCTAGATCCAACAAAACATGATTTATATCTACAATGCTGGAGTTATATTGGATATTTAAATCAAAGATATATGATTTGCTTTACTGCAGTAAATAAATATGATCATCCTTTAGAATTAACAGATTTTGAATATAACAATGGAAAAACTTTAATTCACCCACCGCAAAATATGGTTAATGTTAGGAGGAAATTAAAGTGAAAACCATAATCGAAACAATAAAAGAAAATAAATATTTTATCATAATAACCATCTTATCTATTTTAACAATTTTATTCTTTGCAACTACTGCTTTATTTATCAGCATTAGTGATGATTTAGTACATGTAGTTCAAACAAAAGAAGAAAAAATCAGCAAATTGAATGCAGAAATAGATAGACAAAAAATGATAGCTGATGATTGGTATCAAATGTGGATAGAAGAAAGATCTGCCAATGAGTGGCTATGGGATATGTACTATTCGAATGTAAGTTCTTACGATGGTGAATATGAGTATTACGAATAGGAGAGATAGAATGATTAAAAATGTTTTACAAGGTATTGCAGATGCAATAACATCAGAAGATTTTGCAAGATTATTTATAGTATCAGCTATCATGTTCTTTTTAGGAATGATAGTAGGGGTGTCAGTATGTGATTATAGTGTGAAAAAACAATGTGATGAAATGAGCATAACAGAGGCATTGAAATATCCTTACTGCAGAAACTATTTTGAAAAAGAATTAGAAAAACTGGAGGATTAAAATGGAAGAAAAAGAAATAAAGGATTTTCCAGTTGATCCTGAACAGATTCAAGAAACACTAGATAAACTTTGTAAAATAGCAAGATCTATTGCAAAAGTAATATCAAATACATTTTCGGAGTTTTGGGATAGAATCGGCGGTGATGTCATTCTGCAGTATAAGAAATTATATGAAGAATCGCAGTGGAAATATATAAAAAAAGGGAAAAGGTATGTAAAAGTAAGGAGGCATAATAGTGAAGATATTGGCAGAGCATTTTCGAGAAAAATCCAGCATTATAAGAAACAAGTACAACGATCTTTATCATCTAAATGAAAAAGTTGAGTTTATATATCAAGATGCTTATGTAACAGAATGGTCCTTATACAGAAAATATACAGATATTGATTTATACTTTTCCAATAACAATAAGGCAATATTAAGCTCAAAGTATGGGAATACATTAGATGATCTTATTGCATTTATTGATAAGTTGGAAAGTAAAAGAGTTAATAAATATAGAAATTTAAGGTAAATGGAGGTGTAGATATGGCTAAAAGATATAACAGTAACTGGGATGCTAAAAGACTAGTAGTTAGTTTTAATCAAAAGCAGTGGCGACAAGACTTTGCAGCATTTGTAAGAGAAAAAAAGTTCTGGTCCATGGTGAGGGTAACTAGATCTAGAGCTATAAGTAATAATCCGCTAGATAGAGGTATTAAATCCTTTGAAGTTTATGATCGATATGGCGGAAGTGTAAAAGTTACTTATCAGGATGATAATAAAATTATTGATTCAACAGATGAAGAACTAATAAAAAAATATTTAGAAGAAAGGGGCATGTAATATGTCGGTAAAGAATAAATTGGTTGATTTAAATGATCATTTATTTGAACAGCTAGAAAGACTTAATGATGAAGATCTAACAGGTGATAAATTATCAGAAGAAATAAATAGATCCAAAGCAATAACAGATGTTGCATCAAAAATAATCGATAATGGGAATCTAGTTTTAAAAGCAGTACATGAACAAAATGAGTATGGAAGTAGACCAAAAGAAATGCCAAGAATTTTAATTGGCTTAAGTGAAAGTGAAAAAAGCAATAAAGATGATTAGATATACAAAAGAGCAAAAAGAGTTTCTAATCGCCAATAATTATATGACACCATCCAAAGATCTTGCGGCAATGTTTAATAATAGATTTGGCACTAATATCACAGCATCAAATATAAAGACATTTAGAGGTAATAATCATTTAAATAGTGGCTTAACTGGTAGATTTGAAAAGGGACATATTCCTGATAATAAAGGTAAGACATGGGATGATTATATGTCAAAAGATGCCCAAGCTAGAAGTCGTAAGACTACATTTAAAAAAGGCAATAAACCGCTAAATGCTGTGGATATTGGCGAAGAAAGTATGCGATATAGTGGAAGTAAACCTGATGATTTAGGATATGTTCATGTAAAAGTTTGTGATGGTAAGGGTAATAAAAATTGGGTTCCAAAACAGAGAGTTATTTACGAACAACATTATGGGCCGATTCCAAAAGGTTATAAAGTTATATTCGCTGATAGAAATAGATTTAATTTTGATATAGATAACCTGGTTCTTGTTTCATCATCAGAAGAATTAATAATGAATCAAAAGAGTTTAAGATATGATGATCAGGATTTAACAAAAACAGGACATCTTATAGCAAAAGTTATTGATAAACGAAACAAATTAAGGAAGTAGTTATGGATCTAGAACAAGAATATTATGATCTATTATATGAAAATCGAAAATTAAAGAACGAAATAGATATTTTAGAAAACGAATTAGTTCTAATTAAAAACGATAAAAAGTTTATGGCCATAACTCTTACTTTTGTTAATAAAATCAATAAATTAAATAAAATTATAAACAAAATATTTATTTATAATACAAAAATAATAAGAAGTGAAAAGTCAAAAAAAATAAAAGACTATGCATTAAATAATTTAAAAATAATGGAGGGCGAAAATGAATAGAGATTATTTAATAAAAAAAGGAAAAGAAATAAAAGAAAATGGGAATATGTTAGGAATTAAAGTAACAATCCCAAATCAAGATGAAACAGAATTAATTATAAATAATAATTCTAGTATTGATAATAAAATCGATTATTACTGTAAAGCATATGATGAAAATCTAGTGCATTCTATGAATGACAAAATTAAAATTGTTGATATCCAAGAAATAAAACACATTATTCCAAAATGTTCTGATGAATTAAAAGTAGAAGAATTAAAAAGCAGAGGATTTCGAGAAAAAATGTTCATGGGTATGGGTGCAGCATTATATAAAGAATACAAAAACGATTATCACTTTTATGCAATCATTATTGGACTTAATGGTGATGTAATCGTTACTAATTATGATGAAACAGAAAATAATACAATTTCATTTAACTTCAATATGGATTTTGTGAATGACTTAATATACATATTAGAACATTTAGAAACGATAAAAGATTAAAAAGAATATATAGGGGACAGTTGGGAGGAAATATGCAAATAATTAGTAAAAAAATAGAAGAAATAAAAGAGTATGAAAATAATCCAAGAAATAATGACAATGCGGTTGAATATGTTGCAAGATCTATTAAAGACTTTGGTTTTAAAATACCGATTATTGTTGATAAAAACAATGTAATAGTTGCTGGTCATACTCGATATAAGGCAGCTAAAGAATTAAATTTAACCGAGGTCCCCTGCATAGTTGCTGATGATTTAACAGATGAGCAAATCAAAGCATTTAGATTAGTGGATAATAAGTCTGCTGAATTAGCAGAGTGGAATTTAGAATTATTAAATATCGAATTAGAAAATATACACGATATAGATATGAACTTATACAATTTTGAACTATCAGAATTGTTGGATAATGTGATCGAAGATGATTACGAAATAGAATTGCCAGAAGAACCTAAAACAAAACATGGTGATATATACAAATTAGGGAATCATTATTTAATGTGCGGTGATAGTACGAAAGAATCAGATGTAGCAAAATTAATGAATAATAACAAAGCAGATCTATTTCTTACTGATCCACCATATAATGTTGCTTTAGGAAATCATGACACACCAGAAACTGCAAGACAAAGGCATAGAAGAACTGATGGATTAATTATAATGAATGATAAAATGTCAGACAATGACTTCTTGGACTTCTTAACAAAATGCTTTTCTATAGCTAAAGATAATATGAAAGATGGAGCATCGTTCTATATATGGCATGCTGATAATGAAAGTTTAACTTTTAGACAAGCATTGAAAAATAGTGGTTTAGAGTTAAGACAGACATTAATATGGAATAAGAATGCAATTACTTTAGGCAGGCAAGATTATCAATGGAAACATGAACCATGCTTATATGGGTGGAAAGATGGAGCATCACATAGTTGGTTTTCCGATAGATCACAACCTACAGTATTAGATTTTAAGAAACCATCTAAAAGTGAAAATCATCCTACAATGAAACCTATTGAATTATTTGCTTATCAAATAAAAAATAGTAGCAAAGCGAATGACATAATTTTGGATACTTTCGGAGGTAGTGGGACAAGCATTATAGCTTGTGAACAATTAAATAGAATCTGTTTCACAATGGAATTAGATCCTAGATACTGTGATGTTATTGTTGATCGCTGGGAAACATTTACTAATCAAAAAGCAGAATTAATTAGTGGTGATCAGTAATGAATGAAGAAGTTAAGATAAAAAAGGATGTATTTGAGAAATTATGTGCATTACAGTGCAATATAAGAGAAATTGCAGGAACATTCGGTTGTACTGTAGGTCAATTAAAAATATGGTGTAAGCAAGTATATAATGCAGATCTTGAACAAGTTTATAATGCCAAAGCAACAAAAGGAAAAATCTCTTTAAGGAGTTTGCAGTTTAGATTGGCAGAGAAAAGTCCAACAATGGCAATATATCTAGGGAAAGTATATTTAAATCAGGATGATAAGAATGGAGGTAAACAATGATTAATGATAAAGAATATATAAAATGGTTAGAAACAACTGCAGAGCTAATAAACAAATATAATTTAAAAGATTTAATAATTAAGAATAAAGAAATGCATCCTTTCGATAAAGTAGAGAATAAGATTATCTCAAAGGATATGTTACATGTCAAAGTAATAGATATCCATGAAATTATAGTTGATAATTCTACTTACGATATTTTGGAATAATAGCAAAAAATAAACAAAAAAATAGTAAAAAGTATCAAGTATAAAAAATAAGGCATAAACCCTTATAAATACTAGCAAAAATCAAGTTTATATAGGTGCAATATAATATTGTGGTTATCTTGCATCGAATAATAGAGAAAAGAGGTAGAAAAATGTTAAATACAAAATTAGAATTAACAGATAGTCTGCAAGATGTAATAACAAAACTATCAGAGGGAAATCCAGGAGCAATAAATTTTCTTTTTGAAATAATAAAACATCAGGGAAATAATCCAATCGAATCGTTTGGCGAATTCTTAACAATTGATAGCATGCATTTATATGGAAGTCATTTATATATGTTGTGGAACGATTGTTGCAATAGAGATGTGGAAAAAAGTTTGAAAATAATTAAAGGTTATCGTTTAGGTAATATAAAAGATAATGATATAAAAGAAAGAATAATAAATGTTGGTTATGGAATGTCATTTGATGATTTGTTAGAAAGAGGTAATATATAATGAATCAAAGAGAAAGTGCAAGAGAATATTTTAAAAAATGCAATTTATCTTATAGTGATATCAATATGAATGATCTTTATATATTGATTAAGATCTTAAATAAGAAAATGTTTGAAACAGATAATTATTTAATTATGATTAAAGAACCTCATTTAAAAGGAAATAGTAGAAATATAATTTTTAAAAATAATAAATTAATATTCGCTGCATTACGAGTAAAAGGTGACTATTTTGATGATAGAGAGGCGATTACTTTTAATCAAGATGAATTTATCGGCTTTTGTGGTTGGGCAGATGATAACAATACTAAACCAATTACAGATGGATTTATAGAATGGTGTGATTATTTAAAATTAAAAAGGGTGGATGAAGTAATATGATGCCTAAATGTACTTTGAGTCAATCTACAATATTTATAAAAGATGATGCATCAGGTGAAATGTTAGAATTGGGTAATATTGAAAAATTAGAGCTTGAAGAGATTCAAATTGAACATGAATCAGCGGCCTATGGTGCAAAATATATTAGTTATCCTCCAGAAGTAACGGCCACTTATAGATTAAAAACTATTTCAAGAAAAAAATTTATTAAATTATTGATGGCAAGAAGAATACAAAGAAATGCTGCTAATGAACTTGCTAAATATTTTTTAAATAAAAGAGGTTATTACTCTTATATAGATCTATTTTTATTAGATGGAGGTGTTTTATGAAATATATAATTTATGAGTATATTGCACAATATATGTTTCAACCAGCCAGATACGAACGACACGAACTAAAGACAGATAAAGAACTTAAAGAATTCTTATTCAAACATCAAAGTAATCTGAAAAATATAGAGATATTTAATAAATCAAACAAATGTAAAATTAATTTTGAAGTATATATAAAATAGTTAAAAGAAAGTAGGTGTAATCGATGACAAAAGATGAAATAAAAGTCAAATTAGATGAATGGATTAATCAGCAACGATTAGATGAGTATGCAAAGAAAACTTTAACCGATTATCGACATGGAGTTGATTTATTTATTAATTGGATAAAAGATGATCCTTTTGCTATTGATAAGAATCTTATGTTAGATTATAAAGATTATTTAGAAGTAACTTTTGCATTAAATTCAAGAAATAAGTATATTGTTGAGATCAATAAATTTTTAAAATATTGCGGATATAAAGATTGCACCTTAAAAAAGTTTAAAACACAAAGAAAAACATCGATAGATGATCCTATATGGGAGCAAGAGCATAAAAGAATGCTACGATGGGCCAAAAAGTTAGATATGGAAGATATGTATTTTATATTAGAAATATTTGCTTATACTGGCTGCAGAGTAGATGAATTAAAATTCTTTACTGTAGAAAGTTTAGATAGTAATTATATAAAGAAAGTTTATAACAAAGGTAAAGAAAGAACAATTATTTTAAGAAATGATCTAAAAAGAGCTTTAAAAGATTACTGCAAGAGAATGGGAATAACTACAGGGTATATATTTATTAGTACCTCACCTAAAGCTAAACCAGGTGCTATGTGGGATAACAGTACAATCTGGAGGCGATTAAAAAGAATTGCTAAAGCTGCTAAAATTAATCCTGCTAAAATTCATCCACATGCATGGCGACATTTATTTGCTAAAAAGGCCAAAGAGGCAGGCATAGACCTAGATGAGCTACAGGATATTTTAGGTCATGCTGATATAAAAACAACAGCAATTTATACACAGACATCTAATAGAGAAAAGAAAGCTAAAATCGAAAAAATAAAATATGGAAAGGGGCAAGAATATGAATAGCATACAACAAAATTTAAAGATAAATTATAAACATGATTATAGTGGAATGTCATGTATGACAGTCTTTGATGGATTCGGGCAAATGTTAAATCAGATTAACGATGAAGAGGCCGAATATATTTATAATTCATTAGTTGGAAATCCAGATAGATGCTTAAAAGAATTAAGAAAAGAAAATAAAGATTTATTTATGGATGCATTAAAATCACGAAGAAAATTAAATCCAATAATAAAAAGATTTGAAAATAAAAATCAGATTATTGTTATAACTGAAATAGGAACAATAACTTATTCAAAATTAAGATTGACCATGTTTTGGTTAACACATAGTAATGATGATTTTTATATGACTTTTGGTTTTAGTTGGGTACCAGATTCCAAATTGCAAGATGCTGCTAGAAATGAATTAAATAAAAACATGATTGTTGGTATCGATTTTGCAAAAGAAGAATCTTATCATACAGAAGTAAGAAAAATGATCTTTCCTAAAGAAATTGATTTAAATAAGATAGATGAGATTCATGATTTAACACAATTTACGACAGAAATGTTTCAGAAAGGTTTTAGAAATTAATTATGAGTATAGTATTAGTTAAATGTATAAATTATAAAGAATTAGAGGATCTAACAAAATCTTTATTGAGAGCTTTTAAGATGATGGGTGCTCCTGTTAGATATAACAAAAGAAAAAATGAGATAGTTGTTGATGAAACAAAATTTAGATTTGTAACTGTACATCAAAATATCGATGGTATTAGATTTGATCGTGTTATGAATGCTTACGATTTTTACAAGGCTGGTGATAAAAATGGCAAAAAAGCAAGAATTTGATTTTAATTATATTCCACCGCTATTGGAAAAGAAAATATGGATATCAGAAGAGGAATATCACGAATTGTTAATAACGAAAGGAAAGTATGAAGAATTAGAAGCAATAACTGATAAAATCTTTTCTTTACTAACACCAAATGAGATTAAAAATATAGGGAAATTTGATCATCTACTTAAAAAGAAAGATATTGATAAGATATGACTATTATATTAGCAATATTAGTTGCATTATCCTGGATAATATTATTATCTGTTAAATCTAAAAAACCAGAAGATCCCTTAATTCAATTAAGAGAAGAATTAGAATTCGTAGATTTAGATCCTAACGAAATAAATGATATTTTAGAGAAATATAAAAGCAGTTATTCTTATACTTGTTATGAATTAAAAAAAGCATATTATGAACTAGGACAAGCTATCAAAAATTCCTTTAAAAAATAGTAAAAAGTATCAAACATAAAAAATAAGGTATAAACCCTTATAAATACTAGCAAAAATCAAGTTTATATAGGTGCAATATAACATTGTGATTATCTTGCATCGAATAATAGAGAAAAGGAGGACCAGATATGGATATAAAAAAAGGAACAAAACTAAAGATTTATCATAAAAGACATGGAGTTTTTTTAGGAATAGCAGAGAGAGATTTTAACACCGAAAAAGATGAGTTTTATCCTATTACACTAGATCAAGAAGATTTATATGGTGCAAATACACATTGGCAAAAATGGGATAGTGTGCCTTGTAGGAATACATTATGCAAAATAGAAATAATAGAAGAGGTTGATTATGAAAATATTAAAAAATAGTGAATATCAAGAATTATTGGATTATAAGAATAAGTATGATGATTTAACAGGCAGAAATTGGTATATATTATCTGGTGGAAGATCAATTCATGCCAGATTAATGCAATTATCAAAAGAAACATTGATTAATATGTTGTTAGAAATGCGACAAGATCTAAAAAAAGCATATAAGAAATTAAAAAAATCTAATATTTGTATTTTAGAACCATCAGAAGATCATGACTATGAAAAGATGGTAAATAATACTATTGATTATGTGAAAGATTGTTTAGAGCATTTATGTACAGTCGATGAAATAGAAATATTGAATAAATTAGGTTATAATAAAGATACAGAAGAATAATTAAAAATTAATGAAAGGAGCTAACTAAAGACATCCCTTTAGTATTGTAAAATCTACCATAAAAGAATAATAAGGAAAGGGTGTCGCAATGAACGAAGAAAAAAAGTATAGTATTAGAGATAAAAAGAGATTTTTAAACCAATTTTTTTGGATTTCAAAAGAAATGGAAAATATCGAAGAAAAACTGAAAAAATTAACGATAAAAATTCAGGGGATTAGAACAAGTGATTTTTCGGCCATGCCAAAAGGTGGTCAACCGCAAGATATAGTAGATCTACTTGCACAAAAGGAAAAATATCAAAATCAACTTGCTAAAAAAATGGCAAAAATGGAAAATATAAGGTCACAGATAGAATCTTCAATAGACACCATAGAAGATTCAAGATTAAGACTAATTTTGCAATATAAATATTTGGAAGATTATTCATATAAGGAAATTGCAGTAGATTTAAAAAAATCAGAAAGGCATATTAGAAGATTACATGATATCGCTATTCGCTTAATGGAAATTGTTAAAAAATAGGTGTTTTTAAAAATGCTTATTTTTTTTGATTGTAAAAATGGCCACTTTTGGCCACTTTTGGCCGCTTTTGGCCTTTTTTGGCCACTTTTGGCCAGAAATGTCACAAAATTATGTGTTATTATGGTATTGTCATAAAAGACATTAAGAGTTCGCCCCTTACTTTTATGATAGTGATTAAGACATCAGAAATGGTGTCTTTTTCTAATGATTTTTTAGGAGGCGATTATATGGTAATGAAAATATGCCGAAAATGTGGAAGTCTTATTCCATATCCTTATACTTATTGTACAAAGTGTCAGAATGAATATAACAAAGATCGAGAACAGCAGCTAAAAGAATCAAAAAAGAAATATGATGCCAATTACAACAAATATAAGCGAAATAAGGAACATACCAGGTTCTATAACTCTGATGAATGGAAGTTACTTAAAGAAAAGTATCTACAGGATCAACAATATCGATGTGAAAAATGTGAGGAATTACACAAGAAAGATCCTAAACATAAGCGAAGAGTTGCTGTAGAAGTACATCATATTAAGTGGTTATCTACTCCAGAGGGATGGGAAAGGCGACTAGACTACACTAATCTGATGGCTCTATGTCATGCACACCACGATGAGATGCATGGTAGATTCCAGAAGAAAAAGAAAAGAAGTATATAAATTAGCTGCTGCTATTTTATATAAAGTAAGTAAATAAATTTATTTACTAATTAAAGTTAGGAGGTGGACCAAATGAGATTAGTTATTATTACAAAGAGATATGATAGTTCTGTAATCAATCAAAAGGTACAACTTACACCATTAGATGCAGAGGGTAATCCAATGTATGCAATCTATCTATCAGATGAGAGAGCACAAACTTTAATTGATGCTGGTGTTGCAGAAGAATATGTAACAGAAGATCTAATAGTAGATGATTCTAATGATGATGTTGTAACTGATCCTGATACTAATGAGGGTGCTACTAATACTGATAGCAATCCAGAAGATTCAGATGCAGATGATAATGTTGATGGCGATGCTAACAATGAAGATCCTAATGCAGATGATTCTAACGATGATGAATCAGAAGAACAAACAACAGATACTAAATCTAAAAGTAATTCAAAGAAGAATAAATCAAGTAAATAATCTTGGCCATTTAACCGCACCTTATTAGACCGCATTTAAAGGCCTTATAAGAAGAGTTTGCTTTATCACGACCAATGATACTATTTATCTTTTTATTAAGCATTATTTTTTATGTATGCTAGGTATAAAGTGGGTAGGGGTGGTCGAAAAAGTATTTAGGTTTTATAGGATATCGGTGCAAGGTGAGTATTTTGTAGCAAAAACTCCCCACGAGAAATTAAGGAGGTGTCGCATGGCTGGTCAAAAACAACCTATAGATTTAGTTATGGCTAAAGGGAAAAAGCACTTAACTAAAGAAGAAATTAACACAAGAAAAAGTCAAGAAATTAGTGTGCCTTTTGTTGACATCCAAGCACCATCATATCTTCCTAAAAAATTACAGGAAGAATTTGATGAGATTGCGGCTAAATTAAAATCCTTAAATATAATGACAGAACTTGATGAGGACTGTCTTGCTAGATATCTTTTATCTAAAAGAAATTACTTAAAGATAACAAGAAAACTAAATAGCATCATTACAAAAAAGGATGTTAAAGTATCAGAAATAGATGGTTTAATATCTATCCAAGATAAGTTATTTAAACAATGTCGTTCGGCCGCTGGTGATTTAGGTTTGTCAATATCTAGTAGATGTAAACTAATAGTGCCTGTTGATCCTACACCACCAAAAAAGAATAAGTTCGATAAGTTTAGTAACAATTTAGATGATTGATAGAGTTACAGAATATGCTAGGGCAGTAGTCGCAGGCAAAGTAATTGCGGGAACACCGCATATACAAGCATGTCAAAGACATTTAAGAGATTTAGAAAGACAAAACACAGAAGAATTTCCCTATCATTGGGATATAAAAAGGGCGAATAGAATTCTTGAATATGCAGAAATGTTAACTATTGCGGAGGGTGAAGAACCTATCCAGGTTAAATTAAGAGGATTTCAAGATTTTGATTTAGGGTGTCGTTTTGGATGGTTAAATCAAAAAAATAAAAGGCGATTCAGAAGATCTTATATATCAAAAGCAAGGCAAAATGGAAAAAGTTTTGAAAATGGTATTATAGGAACTTATGTTGCAGGTTTTGGCGGTTACAATTATGGTAAATTATTTACTGTTGCCACTAAAAAAAGACAAGCTAAAATTGCTTGGGAAGAAATGGCAAAATTTATTCAGGCCGATGAAGATTTATCGGAAAAATTTAAGGTTTATGATTATAAATCCTTAATTCGAGCTTTAGAAACACAGTGTACCATTGAGGCACTTTCTCGTGAGGGTGGATTAGATGATGGTTTTAGAGGTATCTTTATTTCAGTTGATGAAATTCACCAACATAAAGATAATAAAATCTATAAGGCATTATACAATGGAACTCGTGCATTAGATGAAACTTTAGTATCTATGATCACCACTCGTGGCGATAAATTAAATTCATTTTGTTATGAGATGGATAGTTATTGTTTAGATATTCTAAATGGGACAGCTACTGCAGAAGATTTTTTCGTTGATATATATACTTTAGACAAGGGCGATAATCTATTCGATCCTAAAAATTTTATAAAAGCGAATCCATTTTTAGCAAGTAATGAAGAGGGATTAAATCAATTAATTATTGAGGCCCAAACTGCTAAAGATATGGGTGGTAGCGAATTAAGAGATTTTATGACTAAAAGTCTTAATATGTGGGTTAGAAATGCTGATGATCAGTATATAGATCCAGATAAATTAAAAAAATGTGCTAAAAATAAAAAGTTAGATTCAATGAGAGGAAAAGAATGTTATATCGGACTCGATCTATCGGGAGGTGGCGACTTAACTACTTTATCATTAGAATTTCCTTTAGATGATGGCCATTTTTATACATATTCACATTCATTTATGCCTAAAGGTAGATTAGAGGAACACATCGAAACCGACACTGCTCCATATGATATCTGGGCAAATAAAAATTTGATCACTGTAACAGGTGGACAAATGGATTTCAAAAATGATTATAAGTTTATAGTTAAACATTTGAAAGACATTATAAGTGAGTATGAATTACAACCACAGGCATGTGGATATGATCCACACAATGCCGATGGTTTTTTAGCAGATTTAGAAGAATTGGGATGTCCATTAATAATGGTCACACAATCTGCTAGATTTCTAAACGATGCTACAGTTGATATGAGATTAAATATTAAATCCGAAAAATTCGAGTACGATCAAGAAAACGAATTGTTGGCTTGGTCGTTTTCTAATGCAGCAGTCGTTGAAAACTCATTCGGTGAAATTAAAATTGATAAGAAAGTTGGAGCGAAAACAAAGAGAATAGATCCAATTGATGCATGTATTAATGCACATGTTGCTTATCAAAAATGTAATGACATCGAAAACCAAGATTTAGAGAAAAATATGGAAGATTATTTATCCTTAATGGGTTGGGATAAATAGAAAGGAGGTAGATTTTATGTTTAGTAATTTCAAAAAGATTATAAAGACACTTACAACATCTAGTACAGAAAAAGAAACGATTACTTTGGAACAATTAGTAGATTTTCTAAACCTTAATGGGGTTAGTGAAAAAGAATTGTCCGAGGCAACATATTTTGCTTGTTTGAAAATATTAAGTGAATCATTAGGAAAGCTACCATTAAAACTGGTATCTACATCTGATAAAAATGGTGTTATCGAACAAAAAGATCATCCATTTTATGCAAAATTAAGATTTAGACCGAATCGATTTACTACTTCTACAGATTTCTTTGCTGCAGTTGAAATGAATCGTAATCATTATGGTAATGCTTATGTATGGATAACTAATAAGAAAAAACAAGAAGATCAAGAATTAATTTTACTACCGAGCGATAGTGTAGAAGTTTGGTACGATGATGGAAAAATTTTGTCTGATATACCAGATGTTTATTACATATATAGAGTTGGTACTCATAGATATGTATTTTCTAGTGAAGAAATTTTACATTTTAAAACTTCCAGTTCCTTTGATGGAATTAAAGGTTTAAGTGTAAGAGAGCAATTAAAAGCAACTATTACTGGCGGTCAAAAATCGCAAGAAATGGTTAACAAGTTAATTGAGAGTGGTTTTACTGCAAAAGCAGTTCTTCAATATACAGGAAATTTAAATGAAGAAAGTGCAAAAAAGTTTACTGCTAATCTAGAAAAATATGCTACTGGCGAGGTGGATGCATTAAAATCTATTATTCCTATACCACTAGGATCAAAATTAGATCCATTAAATATTAAACTTGGTGATAATGAGTTTATGGAAATTAAAAAATATAATGCTTTACAAATTGCAAGTGCTTTTGGTATAAAACCAAATCAAATAAATGACTATTCAAAAAGTAGTTATGCAAGTGCAGAGGCACAACAACTAGCATTCTATGTTGATACTCTTTTATTCATATTAAAACAGTATGAGGAAGAATTAACATATAAGCTCTTAACTACTGATGAAATTAAAAGAGGTTTAAAATTCAAATTTAATGTATCAGTTATTTTAAGAGCTGATCTAAAAACTCAAATTGAGAGTTTATCAAAAGGTGTTGCCAATTTTATATATACTCCGAACGAGGCTAGAGCTTATTTAGATTTAGAGGCCAAAGCAGGCGGAGATAAGTTAATTGGTAATGGTGCAATGATTCCCGCTGAATTAGTAGGAACACAGTACCAACAAAAAAGTGCTAATGGAGGAGGTGATACTGATGGACAAGAATAAGCAGCTAATTCAAAAATCTGGTGCTGTTGAAAGTCAAGAGTTAACAGATGAAGAATTAGAAAAAATCAATAAATTTGCTCTTAAAACATTATCTAAAGAAGATATATATACTTTTAAATTAAGAATCTGTGACAATGAAATAGATCGAGATTTTGAAGTATTTCCATTATCAACTTTAGAAAAGTTAAAGGAATTATTTATTGGAAAAACTATTATTAAGGATCATTCATCTAGAGCAGATAACCAAGTTGCTAGAATCTATGATACTGAATTGATTACAGAAAGCGGTCGTACAAAAACTGCAGAACCTTATACAAGTTTAGTTGCTCATTGTTATATGGTAAAAACTAAAAGCAATGAAGATTTAATTACTGAAATTGATGCAGGGATAAAAAAAGAGGTATCAGTTGGATGTGCTATCGGTGAGGTGGTATGTTCTATTTGTGGTACAGATAATAGGAAAAGATGGTGTGAACACTGGAATGGCAAAGAATATGATGGAAATATGTGCTATTTTGAACTAAAAAGTCCAACTGATGCATATGAGGTATCTTTTGTAGCAGTTCCAGCACAACCAAAAGCAGGAACAACCAAAAATTATGGACCTGATCAAGAAGATCAGGAAAATGAAGAGGTTATTACTGAAAACAACGAAGACAATACAGAAACAGATCAAGAAGAAACAAAAAATAATAATTTCAATGAACAAGACTTAATTTCATTAAAAATGAAAACAATTAAGTCTTTTATTTTCGCAAAAAAAAATTTAGATAAGAAAGAGGGAATGTAAAATGAATAAGAAAATGCGAGAAATTTTAAAAAGTATTGAAGAAAAAACGATAATTGCAAAAAATTATCAAACTGAAAAGGATTTTGACAAAGCTAATGAAGTATTAGATGAAATCGAAAATCTACAAAAAGAATATGAAGTAGAGGCAAAATTATTAGCTGTTGCTAAAGAAGAAGTAACAGAAGAAAAAGTTGCTGAAGTTAAAGAAGAAAAGAAAGCTGATGGATTCGCAGCAGTTACTAAAATGGTAACTGGTAGAAGAATGGCCGATGAAGAAAAGGCATTAATTGTTGAATCTGATTCAACTGCAGAGAATGCACATGGTACTAATTATTTATTGCCAGAAGATGTTCAACTTGCTATTCGTGAATTAAGAAGAAATTATATGTCTGCAAAAGATTTAGGATTAGTAAATGTTGTTCCAACAACTGCACTATCTGGATCTACTAATTTTGAGACAGATGATGATGGTTTACTTTCTGATTTTGAAGATGGTAATGCTGTAACAGAAGAAGATGGACCAAAATTTGAGAAAAAACCATTTGCTATTAAGTTTAAAGGAAAATTAATTTATATCTCTAATATTCTAGCAGGTAATGAAAAAGCAGGTTTAATGAATTATTTAAATAAATGGTTTGTTAAAAAAGCGGTTAGAACTGAAAATGTAGATATCTTTACTACTTTAGCAAAGGGAAAAACTGCTAAAGCAATTACTGGATTAAATGCATTGAAAGAACATATTAACAAAGACATTGATCCATCATGTGCAATGACAGGAGTAATTATTACGAATCAAACTGGTTTTGCAGAAATGGATAAACAAAAAGATAGAAATGGTAGAGGTATGCTAGAAATTGATCCTACTAATAAATCTCGTAAGGTATTCCAAAATATGCCTATTTATGTATTCTCTGATAAAGAATTAAAAAATGTAAATGGAAAAGCCCCAATGTTCGTTGGTGCAACAGATGCAGGATGTGATTTTATGGATAAAGATGGATTAGAATTTGCTACTTCTGAACATTATGCATTTAATAAAAATCAAACTACTTTGAGAGTTTTAGAGGGATATGACACAGTACAAACTGATGTTAATGCATATTCTTATATCTCTTATACTGGTGTTGATTGTGAAGAAACATCAGCAACATCAAGTTCAACTGATCAAACTGTATAGTTAGGAGGATAGATTATGTCCGCAGTAGCAGAGGTAAAAAAAACTTTAGCACAATTCTTGACTGCTGATAATGTTAAAGAAGAATTAGGAATTGATACTGCAGATTCCGCAATTAATAGTAGATTAAATCGTTATATAAAAGTAGCCGATGCTTACTTAAAAGGGGCAATAAGTGAAAACTATCCACCCTATGATGAAAGAGCTATTGAACTAGCTCTTTTAATCATTGAGGATCTATATGACAGAAATTCTACTACAGTAAAAGAAAATAGTACCATAGAAAAGCTAAAAGCCGATTTTATATTGCAATTGAAAGTTGAGGATATGGATGATCTTAAATCAAAAGATTCAGATTCAAAAGCTCAATGAAGATAATGATTCCTATAGTGATTATTATTCTTGTCATGCACAAGTTAATAAAACTGGAGGGAATGAATATCTAATTGCAGGTGCTGTATCAACTAAAAATAAATTTACATTTATAGTTAGATATTGTGAAGAATTAAAAAAACTTCAATTTGATACACAATCTTATAGAATCATTTTTAATGGTATTATTTTTAACATTCTAGATGCTGATGATTTCATGCAAAGGCATAAAACTATAAAGATTATTGGTGAGAGCATTAATGGCCAATAGCATCAAAATAGGTGACCTAGAGAAAGCAATCAATGAGGATCTAACGATATATTGTGATGATGTTACAGAAAAGGTAAAAAAAATAAGTGATAATGTGATGAAAACTTTAGTAAAGAATACTAAAAAAGTTGCCAATCAAAAGCACAGTGGACGCTGTTGGTTATTTTCAATTTTAAATACGTTACGTCATCAATTTGCTACTCAGTATAAAGCAAAAGACTTTGAATTGTCTCAAAGCTACTTATTTTTCTGGGATAAGATTGAACGGGCTAATATTTTTTATGATCGGATGATTGCTTTAGCTGGTCGTCCTGCTAGTGATCGTGAAGTTGAATTTTACTTGAGTTCACCAGGTACTGATGGTGGTCAATGGGCGATGGCAGCTGCTTTAGTCCAAAAATATGGGGTAGTTCCACGTGAAACCTTCCCGGAAACCGCTGTTACAGAAGACACAAGTGATTTGGTCTGTATTTGTTCTTTATTGAATAAATATTATCGTTTTTTTTCAGCTATTTCTGCAATCTTTGTAACAGGAAAAATACTATAAACTTATAAACTATCATGAAAGGCAAAATTCTTTTGGCTCTGACACTACTATTGGGAGTATCAACTACCACATGGGCAGTCGGTAATTTAGGAAAAGCAAACCAGAAGAAGCATGCGTATACGAACGAAGATGTATGGGCAGCTTATGAAGGATTTAATAATACACTACTAGACTCCAATAAATATATTTACAAGACAAATTCGTCCTATCCAAGTGCTGTTGACCGTGGCAATGGAGCAGCGGCTATCTGGTGTCAGCCTATTTATTGGGATATGGCAATGAATGCCTATAAACTGGCAAAGGCACAGAAAGACAGAAAGAAGACAAGTTATTATAAAACACTCTGCGAGAAAATATTCGCAGGGAACAAAGCGCAATATTGTCAGTTTGATTTTGATGATAACAATGAAAATACCGGCTGGTTCATCTACGATGATATCATGTGGTGGACTATCAGCCT